CACGACACGAACGCCTAAAGGCATTACGCAAGATACAAGGCGACACCGCCCTAATGACCAAAGTATTTGGTAAGGAGAATATGGCTGCTGCCATTGCCCTTATCAATACAGCTGATGAAGCTGAAGCGATGACGCAAAAGATAGAGGGAACGAACTCGGCAATAGAGCAAGCTGAAGTGATAATGGAAAGTACCGCCGAAAAGAACGCACGCCTTACCGCACAAGTGGAAGACTTTAAGATTTCTATTTTTAATGCTACAAGTGGTGTATTTGGTTATGCGGGAGCTATCAGTGATATGGTGCAACAAATGACGGGACTTGCCCCGTTGCTAATGGTAGTTTACAACGGTATTACCTTTCTAACCAATGCCGAAAAACGCGCCGCCTTATGGTCGGGTATTCTATCCGTAAAAACAGCCGTATGGGCAGGCGTTACCAAAGCAATGGCAGTAGCACAGGGCATACTGAATGCCGTAATGAATATGAACCCTATATTCCTCATCATTACCGGCGTTGCCTTACTTATCGGCTACATTGCTACAGCAATTACCTACTTTGACAGTTTTGGAAGTACAATGCTACTTCTCTTAGGGCCAATAGGAGCTATCATCAGTGCCTTTATGATGATTAAACGACATTGGGATAGCATCGTCGAAGCCTTTAAATCGGAAGGTATATTAGGCGGACTTAAGCGTATAGGCTTAGTGTTATTAGATGTAATAATGGCACCACTACAAAAGATATTAGGCTGGGTCGCAGAGCTCACTGGTTGGGAGTGGGCGGCAAATGCTTCTGGAAGTGTAGAGGAATTTCGCAAGAATATGGACTTAGTCTCTGATGAGGAAAAGGCAAACACCAAAAAAGAAGACGATAAACCTCAAGAAGTAACGGTAGTAGAAAACAAAGACAGCTTTGACCTTACCAAAAACAAACCTACTGTGCCTACCGTTGGGGGTGTGGCAGCTACCAAAACAATGAACAGCACAGGAGTGGGTGGCGACAAAGGCAAAAGTGAAAACAAAGTGCGTAACCTTAGTATCGGCAAGATGATGGATAATTTTAACGTGTATATGAATACCGAGAAGGGTATAGATAAGCAACAACTCCTACAAGCAGTAAGAGAAGTGTTACTAACTGCTACTGCCGATTTTGCCGGTGCAAATGATTGACGAATATGATACACTTTAACTTTCAACCCCAACCCGAAACGATTGCTAAAACGGTAGCCTTAAACTTGGCTTTTCGCTTTGGTATGCAAGCGGGCAAGCCTTTAGAGGTTAAGAAGTTTGACGGCGAGTTTGTCGCAACAAGCGACTTAGAAAATCGTCCTTGGCTCACCTCCTTGCGTATGAGTACCCACCACGAGGGCGAGCGTTACAGCTTATTGTTCCCCGAAGTGATTATCTCAATAACCCAACAGCGCAATATCGTTACTACTCCCCTGCAAGGGCGTGATGGCACGATTAAGGAGTATATCAGCAATGGTGATTACAGCATTACCCTCGACCTCGCTATTACCGATTATGAAGGCGAACCAGGGGAGCAATCCGACGAAACGTTTTTATTGCCAAAGCAGGACTACCCACTAAGTCAGGTAGAAACCTTGCGCAAGCTACTCACTACTCCCGAAGCAGTGGAAGTAGAAAGCGACTTTCTCTATGCTTTTGGTATCAAGTCGGCAGTGGTTACCTCTTTCTCATTGCAGCAGGAAACACACAGCAATCGCCAAAGCGTACAAATACAAATGCTATCCGATGAGCCTTACGAAATAAAACAGATACAACAAGACGAGTATGTTAAGATTAGTAAGTAGAATAACGATAGAGGGCGAGCAAAAGTGGATATTTACGGCTCTTTCGGAGTGCAACATTGTAGAAGATACAAGCAGCCTTACCGACACTTGTGAACTAAAACTGCCACGCAATATTCGCTGGCAAGGCTATGTAAGTGAAAAAGGTACACCCCCAATCAAGCGAGGCGATCGTATTACAGTAGAGCTCGGTTATGATGATGATTTAAAAGTACGCTTTGCGGGTTATATACGTTCGGTAGATGCCAAAGTACCTATCACCATAAAATGTGAAGATGGTATGTTCCTACTCAAAACGCTAAAAGCCGAGCCTAAAGCCTTTAAGAACGCCACCCTCAAAGAGATAGTGGAACATCTGCTCAAGGATACAAATATTAGCTACAAACTCATTGATGACAATATACAAGTAGGTAGCTGGCGTATCACCCAGCCCAACGTATCGCAAGAGTTGCAGGAACTGAAGGACAAGGTAATGCTGAGTAGTTACTTTAGGTTTATTGACGGCAAATCGGTGTTGTACATTGGATTAGCCTACCCTATAGACAATCGCGAAAAACACCTTTTTAAGCACGGCAAAAACATCATCAGTGAGGACTTTACTTACCGTGATAAAGACGATATAAGGGTACGCGTAGAGGCACAAAGCTTCAACGCCAAGCATAAGAAAATCACCTACGAGTACGGCGACAAAGACGGTGAAGTAATAAAACTCCGCATCGACGGACTAACAGAAGCCGAGCTAAAGAAGTACGCAATGCAGGCTTTGGAACGCTACAAGCAAAGTGGCTTTAAGGGCTCGTTTGATACCTTTGGTGTACCCGAAGTAAGCAAGTGCGATATGGTAGAAATACACGCCTCCGATGGCAATAGTGGTACTTATTTAGTTAAAAAGAATGAGATTAGTTTCGGTACCAACGGCTACCGACAAAAGATTGAATTAGGGAATGCATTATGATAAAAGAATTGATACAACAATTAGCCAATACGGGGCAGGAACTATACGCCAAGGTGTGCGAGGTAACTTCTGTAGATGAGGAGGCTAAAACCGCTGATGTAAGTCCCTTAGACGGTAGTTCACCCATTAACGATGTGTATTTAGTAGTAGACTTTGATAAGGGAGGTTTTTACCTACAACCAAAAGTAGGTTCGCTGGTATGTGTAGCTTTTATGGGCAAAGAAACAGCAATAGTAGTAGGAACCTCCGAGCTGGAGAAAGTAGAATGCATCTTGGGAGGTTTTACCCTAAAGATAGAAGACGGAAAACTGCAACTCAAAAATGAGCAAGTCGATTTTAAAACCCTTTTAAATGACCTTTTAACAGAACTTAAAAACGCTATCATTCAAACTCCCGCAGGTCCTGGCAACTTTGCCCCGAATAATGTAGTGAAGTTTGAAGAGATTAACAACAAAATAAACCAACTATGGCACTAAACAAACAAGCCCTTCAACAAGGCATTATCGCCTTACAACAAGATATGCAACGCAAAACAGATGCCTCAATGGAAGAGTACGCCGAACGCTTAGCCTCCCTTATTTACGATTTTGTTAAGAGTGGTGAGGTAACAGTGCAAGCAGGAATCACCCTACAAGCAGGGGCTTATACGGGGGCAACAACAAGTGAAGGAAAAGGCACTATAAGCTAAAAAACAAATTTACAATATGACAAAACTCAATTACATCTTACAAGGCTTTGGATTTAGGGACTCTCACGACTTCCTACGCTCATCCTTTGGTCACACTTTTTCAATGCTATTTATCAAAATGGACGTTATACTATCATTACTATTTGCCACCGTGCATTTTCTTTTTGGTTTCAACCACTTATTTCTTACCGCTTACGTGGTATTGCTCGTATTTGAATGGATTACAGGCGTACAAGCCTCAAGGAAGAGAAGAGAAAAGCACGAGAGTCGCAAGTTTG